AAATCTATTGTATCTGTAAAATAATAATAACCATCTTGATTGTATTCCCCAGCTGCACCTGTTGATGAAGTTCTTATTTTTGTTGAATCAAAAACTTCCATACCATCTTTAGTTCCTGCCCAAGTCGTATTTTGAACAGTCTGTAAGAATTTATAATCAAATAAAGTATTGGTTGGTGTAATTGAAATCGCTGCTGTTTGAGAGTAATTACCAGAAGTGTCAATTGTTTTAACTAAATATGTCCCGAACTTTGCAGCAACAGTAACATTGTTAGAAGGATAAGAAACTTTTTTTGCTGCTACAGTTGCAGTTTCAAAAGTTGCTAAAGAACTAAACAAAGGGCTGTATCGAACCTCATAACCGTCTATGTCATTGTTACTAGGATGACCCCATTCAAGTGTTAATTGGCTTGAGTTCTTTAAATCAAGATCTAAAAAAGTTGGAGCTGCAGGTGGGACATCATCTTTTGTAGGTGTTATGCTAACTTTTGCACCTTGATCTGGTTGAATACGAGAACCATTAGAAGCAACCCCGACAACTGAGAACTCTAATAATTGACCAATTAAAGAAACAACATTACCAGATTCATCTACTAATCTTACATTTTGATATGCATAGAAAAATCTATCTTGGGTTGTTCCGATAATAACCCAAACACCATTCTGCTTTTGATAGACTTCATAATTTACTGCAATTTTTCCTGGTGGAGAGCCAATCCAACTTAATGCAATTGCAATGTAAGGATATCTGTTTATAAAAGTTACATATTGAGAAGCTTGAAGATTTCCAACCTCTCCTGGAATTAAATCATTAACAGTAGAAATTAATGGACTATATGCAGGAATAGGATCTGTTTCTGCAGTATAAATAGCAGGTGCATAAGGAACTAATTCAATAGATGCCTTTAAATCAGAAAGTGGTGTAACACTCTTAACCAAACAATCCAAAGACATTTGAGCTACAGGACCATAAACACATAAGTTTCCAACTGCTACAGAAGATAAACTTCCAGAAACTGTAACTGTATATTGATCAATAACAGCAGTCACTGCAAAATCAGACTGAACATCTGAATTTTTTCTTACACGAATATAATCTCCAATAGATATTGTTGTAAATTTTTCATCAAGAGTTATATTCTGTCCAGATATGTTTGATATTCTTCCCCAACCTTTACCGATCTTTGGTACGTCATATGACAATCTAACTAAATCACCACGTGTTGCTAATAAGTTTTCAACACCAGTTGTAATTGTATAAATCTCTTGACGCAAACGACCTTGAGCTAATGCTCTTCTTCCTATTCTCCAAGCTTGATGATAATTTGTAATTCCTGTTAATTCAAGAACTTCAAATTTTGTAGAATTACTAGAATTTTTTCCATCATCATAAACAACAATTTCTCTAGGCAACCATTGCTCTTCAGGGTCAACAAATTGAACTCTTAGTGCATCTGGCTGATCATGGAACATCCTGTTAGCAGAAAAAGACAAACAGTTTCTTGGAGTAAATAACTGAACAGGAGTTGACTTAACTTTGTCTATTGTTACAGAATACTTTCCAGATCTAACTGTTGGAGATGCATCGCCAGTAGCAGCAACGAGTTTTAGAGCTTGCCAAGCTGTTGATTGTCCATTTATAATAAAATCACATTGTGCTTTTGGTTTTGTTGGTTCATTTGCAGCTGGAGCATCACACCAATTAGCCCATTCAAGTAATGCTGTTTTATCAATTCTAGAATCATTAATAGGATTAGGAGAAGCTGATCCTCTTAAAATATCAGCATAAACCCAAGCTGGATTTCTTGTTGGCTCATAAATCCAATCTGTTCCATTCCATTTTCCTAAAATAGAAGTTGCGATAGCAGAAAATTCATCAACAACACCATTAAGCTGTTCAGTTGCTAAAATTTTCATTTCAACAATTGTATGAGTTTCAGTAACATTAATCGGTGAAGAGTTTTTAATTGATCTTAATGAAGCAAGATAAATATCATCGTATGTATATTTCTCAGTTGAATCTGGAGTAATTTTTCGACACCTTATCTCGTATTGATCAGCTGTTAAATTAGAAAGAGTCAGTGATACGAAAAATGGTTTTGCAGTTTTAGCTGTGCAAGAAATTCCATTTACACCAGAAACACTTGCATATTGACTATCTAAAGAATAACTGTATGTCGTATAATTAGACCAAGAAGCTGAACCGACTTTTCTAACTTCAACTGAAAAAGAAGTCGTAAAATTTCCAACATCTCCTGTAGATGTATTTACTTTATTTAAACCAGAAGGGAATTGAAAATCTAAAACAAATTCAGTTGTATCTGCTGTTGTTGTAACAGTTCTATATGTTGCATCTAAAAGTTTTAATGAATAAGCATCTTGCTCTACATCTTTGTTATAAATGTTAAGCATAGTTCCTGGAGTGAAATAAGAGTAAACATTATATTGAATACCAGTATAAGTGTTTATATCATTCTCGCCAATTTTAAGATCTGTTAATTGAAGTGGACCATAGCCAAAATCAAATAACAAATAAATCCATTGCTGATCCCCACTAGATTGAATAAATGGTTTTGCAGCATAATTTGGTACAACTTTATTCCTACCATAAACTCTAGGAATTGGAGAGTATGGTTTTGTCACATTCTTTACTTGACTGAATCCGAAAACAGCAGAATCATTTAAACCTGTTCCAAGACCACTTATGTTAGGAAGTTTAGGTGGAGGGAAAATAGCATTAACTGCTAAAGCACCAACAAGTGCAATACCAGCAGCGACGAATTGACCTGTTGTTGTTAGAGCTGTAACACCTGCAGTGGTTGTTGTAAAACCCATGCTCGCTGCAATTTGCGGAGCATAAATAGCAATTGTTATAAGAGCAACAATTCTTAGAACATTCTTTCCACCACCACCACCACCTTGAGGAACTACAAGAATCTGAACAGGTGCATTTCTTTTTAATTTAACTCTTGCCCATTGTTCTTTAGGAATGTAATCTGTACCTATCTTAACAACGATATAATTTTTTAGCCAAGAATTATCTATGCAAACGAAATTAACAAGCTCGTCAACAGAAGCACCTTCTTGATATTGAATCTCTGTATAATTACCGACTTGTGCAAATGGATTGTCACGAAATATTGCGTGGCCATCTATAGAATGCTGCAATTCGTTTTCTCCACGCAAAGGAGTCAAGCCTGTCAATGGCACTATCGTGTCCTGAGAGTGAGTGGATGAATTCTGATTCATTTAAATATACCCCTGCGTGAACTGTTTTTCCAGCTATGTTAAATAAAACGACATCACCGAATACAGGTGATTTTACTTCTTTCCATTCATTTAGATGGGAATTTATTTTCCCTGAAACAGAATCAAAATCATCTGCATCTTTATATCCGATGTCGTATTTTGGGATCTCTATGTTAAAAACATCTTTGTAGAATAAATAAAGTATTCCCCAGCAATCAGATCCATCATATTCTCTCCCATGAGATTTATATTGAATTCCGATAAACTTTGATAAATCCATTATTGGAAAAGTCCTGGGAAATTAGATGGCAAATAAGCATCTTTTGGAAAAGCTAAATTAAGTACATCTTCAATCTGGCAAGTTGCTTCAATTTTCTGAGCATCATATTGAATTGAAATAGTCTTCATGCCATCAATAGACATCTCGATATAACTAGGATCACTCGCAAGAACAACTTCAAGTGTAACATCTAAAGAACTATTTAAAGATCTTATTTCATCAATTAAAGACAAATCAACGTTGCTCAGTGAGATAATAACTTGAGGAAGTGTTTCTCCGTCGTCTTGTGGCAATATAAGGTCAAATGGAAAAGCTGTAAATTCTCTACCAGCTGAATTTATATTTTCCACGTTATTTACAACTCTAATTGGATTGATTAAGTCGTCATGACTTAATGTAAGCAAGAATAAGAATACCTCATCTGTATTCTGATTAACAACAGCATCAATAAAATTAGCTGAATATGTCACTCTGTAACCTCCGCACTAATGTCAATTTTAAAATTGTTTGGTCCAACTGTTGAAATACTTGGTGGCGACAAAAATAATAAAGTTGCTGGATTTTGAGTGACAGGGTCTTCCCAATCAAATGGAAGTGATCCACCCTGTAATTCAAGATTATAAAATGCCTCAAAAATACTATATTGAGTTCTATCAACCCAAACTGTCATCTTCGCCATTTTACGAATTTTCGTGTAACGACGACGAGTCATAACTGGACCTTGGTCTGGTTGACTTCTTATCGTACCATCATCCCAACTCTCGCTGTAATCATAGTTTGCATTTTGTTGTAATGTAGCTGGCCATGTAGGCATTATCTTCTCCCGACTCTATTTAAGCCATAAGTTGATTGCATAGTTTTATCCATAGAACCTGTGCTAATCATTCTTTCCATAACTTGTTTGATGTAGATGTCAATTTGCTTCTGGCCATCTGAACCAGTTGATTCTTTTACTTCTGCTTGAGTTCCTGAGCTGTTATATACATTCACAACAGTACCACCACCAGAAACACCGAGCTTACCATCAGCACCACGCTTCAACGGCATAATGGCTTCAGGTCCAGCTTCACCCATAAGACCAGCACCATTAGCCATCGGGAATATAGTTGGACCACTAACAATACCACCATTAGCAAATGCTGTCATTCTTCCACTGCTCATGACCTTTCCATTTGCAGCTGTTCCTCCAATATACAATCCTTCGTATCCTGGAGTTGGACCTGATGATGTTGGTGTTGTTGAACTTCCTGGGCCAAAATCAAAGAAACCAGATCCAACCATCGACAATTTAAGCTGACGAATCAATGGCTCAATAATCATAATCTTAATAATTGCAGATTGAATATCTAGTGCCAAACTGTTCATTACTTGACTGAATGATTTACCACCGATAATAGCACCTGCAAATGCATTTGATAATGCATCACCAAAACTATTTACCAATTTGTTTGAATTGGCTAAAACAGTCTGTGCTCTATAAAGTGCATTGTTATATTCATTCTGACTAATAATGTTGTCATTTAAAAGAACACGAGCTTTTTCAAGTGCAATCTCATAAGCCTGTAAAGGATTTGTTGCAGCACGCAATGCATCAGCTTCTTTTATTCTTTGCTGTCTTAATTTCTCAAGAGCTTCAAATTGTTTTGAAATAGTGTCTATTTCTTTATCTGTAGATTTTTCCCATTCCTTCTGAGCTTGCTCTTCAGCTTTTACAGTTGTTGTATTGCCTTGTCTTAATCTTTCAAGTGCTGCTTCGTATTGATTTGTTGCAAGCTCAAGCTCTCTTTGAGCTTTTGTAGCTTTCTGAAGAGTCTGAACCCAAGCTGTAAAATCTTTTGTTGGCTTTTCTGTAGCAAGATAAACTTTAGAAACAGAAGCGAAAAAGTCTGTAGCAGAAATCTTAGCTGCATTAAAATCAGCTTGTAATTGCTTGATGTTATCAAGTTGTTGCTGGTCTATTCCAAAACCAAGTCTTAAAGATTCTTCTGGTTTAATATCATAAGATCTTGATTCACCAAGTTTAGGTCTATTTACAATAAGATCTTGTAATTCAAGAAATTGCCTTTTGAAAAAGCCAATCTGATCTATTCCTTCTTGAATACTATTTCCTAAACTTACTTTTAAATCATTTGATGCTACTTTAGCAATAGCGACATTAAGCTCAAGATTGCTTAAAATTAAATTCTTTGTCTCTTCATTAGCTGTTTTGTATTGCTCAATTAAAGGGTCAAGAGATTTTCTATCTGTAAAATCAAAAGAAGATTTTAAATTTTTAAATGCTTCTTCTGCACCTTTTAAAGATTCTTCAAGTGTTTTTGAATCTTTAGTTAATGCTACAATGCCTTGAATTGCTGCAGGTGCAAGTGCAGCGATCAAACCGACAGCAGCACCAATAGCACCGAAACCTGCAAGCAACTGAGGAGCTTGTTGTGAGAATGCAAGCATTGCACTCTGACCACCTTGAACCTGAACGGCAAAGTCTGTTAATTGGTAACTTGCATTTCGTACATTCTGCTGCAACTGACGCATCGGTCTTTGAGAATTATTTGCAGCAGTAGTTAAGTCTCCAACAGATTTGGAAGCTGTTTCCATTTGCTTAATAGCTTGGCCAGCTTCAACCTGAAGTCTAATTAACATTTCTTGTTCAGTTGCCATTATTTTGCTCTCCTAAATCCGAATAGAACTGCTGGCCATCTTTGGTCTTTTCCGAATGCAATCGGAATAGGAGATTTGCCACTTTCATACCATTTGTCGGTTACAACAATTGATTTGTATCTGTTCTTAAGTTTAACTGCTATATTCTTGGTAACATTCACTGCACCACGATATCTTTTACGATTGATTCGTGCTTGAGCTTTTTTAAGTCTTCTTTGAAGAGCTTTTGTTCCTGCCCATTTACCAGATTCCAAGAATCTAGCATATTGTTTGTCTGATGTAATTCTTACATCATCATCTGTTTTGAGTTTAGAAAAATCAACAGAATTAACATCTGTTTTAACACCATTAATGTATAAAGCCCAAGAGTTTGACATTTCCCCTGTAGGTTGCCTTGCCAAAGAAAGAGACAAGCTCTTAGCCATGTCTAGTGCTTCCTCTATGGCTTTTTTCATGACATTAGAAGCTCCGAACTCCCATGTCAAATTTCGTTTCATTTGTTCTGGATTTCTAGATTTATATCCATCTACATAAAATGCAGAAACCATGTTTCCTTTAGCTTCTTGTTTGGCTGCAATATCAGAGCCTATGTTATAAGCATAAGCTCTGATACCACGAGCACCATATTCAAGAAAAGCTGCAGGCACTTGAACTCCGCTGGCAACTAATCTGCCATTTTTAGTGCGAAATTCAATTTGATTTTGCATGATACTCCACAAATTTACCGTCTAACTGTTTTATCACTTCGATTACTGTTTCTGGGAATTTGTATCTTTCAATCGCACCCCATATAACAGTAATCGGTATGTGACCAACTGCCATGCCCATCTGTCTAGAATTAGAAAGATCAAAAAATACACTCAAAACTAATTCTTCACCAGAAGACAATTTAGGTTTTTTGTGTTCTTCTTTTACTTTCCCCTGCTTCTCTAAAACTTCATAGAACTTCTCTTTACCGCTCCACTGTAAAAACCATTGCAGAGCGGAAATTAGTTTTTTGCTTCATCCTCCAGTCTTTGTTCATAAGTTGGAAGCAACTCTTGAACTTTAGACCAAAGCTCTTCAATAACAAGTGGATAATCTTGAAAGAATGTTTCTGGATTATCAACACCTTCTAACTTCAAAATGCAAGACTCAATCAATTCAGTTCTTTGAGCTTCCATTACATCAAATGGATTTGCTTCAAATTTACCGTCTTGCGTCATCGGCAATCTCTTAGCCCAACCAAATGCAAATTTCCTATTTGAAGAAATCGGCATCGCCACTGTAATCTTAACTTCAGGTGCATCATCAAGTGTAATTAAAACACCCTCAGTCAAGCACAATGGCAATTTGTATTTATCTAAACTCATTTCTCTCTCCGTCCTCTCTGTCAAATTGGTGGGTGCGGATTAGGCTGACAGAGAGAAAGCCGTGCACAAAAGAGGAGATTACAAATTTGCTCCGCACCCAAAGACTTTAAATCCAGTAGATATCCAAATAACCAGCTGTCACTGACTTAGCTGAACCTGTAAATGCGATACTTACTTGTTGATCCATACCAGCTGATGAAGGGTCAGGGAAACTCAACTGAGCACCATGAACAACAACACCAATACCACCGTTATCATTAATTGCTGTGTAACCAATCATAATTGGGTTTTGAGAAATCTTATCAGCCATCAATGACCAATCAGCATCAGCCAAATAAGCTGAACCAGAGATTTCAACAGCAGCAGTTCCTAATGCATAGTTCTGAGGAGCCAACTCACCCAAACAAACACTTGGTGTCATTCCGTTTGAGATAGTCAAATTCAAATTCTGAATACAGAATGTTGCAGGAGCATCATCAACGAAAACAGTTCCAACATCAGAAGAAGCATTTAATGGCTGATCAGTACCAGCTGCAAGAACAGTACGACCATCAGTCATAGGAACTGTTGGTGTTTCGTAACCATTACCCATGAAACTGAAAACTGCATTCGCAATTGAACCATATTCAAAATTCAAAGCAAAAGAATTTACAAGCATACCACGATATGCAATGGTCTTGTCTGTTAAGTCTTGGAAATCTTTTTCAATGCTGAATGATTGTGGAGTTGTACCAACTTGAACACGAAGTGGACGAGTGATAGTAGCAGAAGCGTCAGTTTCACTAGCAATTGTTTCTTTAGAAACAGTGATAGTTGTACCAGAAATGTTGGTGATGTATGCTGTACCATTATTTCTAGTATCTGTAAAGTTTGAAAGGATAACTAGATCGCCAACAGCAAAACTTGAAGCATTTGTAACACCAGCAATTGTCTTACCAATAGCTGTTACAGTTAATGAACCTGTAAATGTTACAACTGCTGTCCATGCTGATTGCATCATTCCAGCACGAAGGAAATCTTTAATCGCTACATCGCCTGACAATTCAGTGTTGATGTCGCCACCAACGTCTAAACCAACTTGCACTTGACCAGCTGATTTGCGACTTGCCTGAATTTCTTCAGAAGTTGCAATCTGTGGTGTGCCAGAAAGCGATTCAGATGTGAATCGGGCAGTTTGGAAATCACCACTCGCTGGCGTCGTGCCATAAGTGGATTCAGCAATATATGCCAAACGAACTAAATTACTTGAACTCATGACTAACTCCTTATTGAATAGTATCTTACTAAAATTGCCCAGCCGTGCCAAGATGAAGAAAGCTCCAGAGCTGGCGGACTGGCATCTGTCACTGGGCTTACATTTTCGATTACAACATCACCTAAACGCTGACCACGCAACATTTGCTGCAATTGATCACCATAAGTTATCGGTTTTAAACTATTCCATCCGTTTGGAGTTACGATGTGAATAATTACATCACCATCTTCACGCCAAAAATTAGCAGGGATAGAATCTACAGTCTCTACAGCTCCTGGATATTCAACTCCAACCCAAGCATCTGTATTATTTGCAGGGATAGAATCGATGCTATCATAGTCATCAACATAATAAATTTCTGTTGTGGTCCAATTAGTTTCAAGAAATGTATTAATCTTTTGACGAACATATCCAGAGCTCATGCTATGCACCTCACTTCAACAGCGTATGTAACGCCACTTGAACTTCTAACCAAATTGTTGATTGACTGAGGGACATATGAAACTTCACGAATTAAAATACGATCTTGCTTTAATTTTATCTGATAATCACCTAAATCTTCTTGTAAAATTAAAATTCTGATTGAATTTTCAGGGATTGCACCTGATAATAATTCTTGAGGAGTATATCCATTGATTACAGCACGAGCAGGAAGAACTTCTTCATAGCTTGGCGGATTCGTTGTTTGATTCAAAGACTGAATAGAAACAGTTTCGCCACGATCTGTAAAGAATCTTTCGTAAAGGTCACGAATTTGAGCTGTCTTCATTATGCTGATACAGAAATTCTGTGACTGTTTAAGAAACTCAAAGCAATTGCTGGGATAGGACCATAGTCACCATCACCAGTCAAACCAGTAGATGTTTCATATGTGACTTTTGCTACACCAGGAATGTCTTCAGACTTTACCATACCATCTGTCGGTAAGCCAGCACCAACTTCATTATAAAGAGCTGCAGCTGTATAAACAATCGCTTTAGAAGCCCATGTAGGCATTGTGGTATAACCCCCAGTGTATGTAACGATAAGGTCGCCTACAAACGAACTGTACACTCTGCGGATCATTCCAAGTGAATTTATAACTTTGTATGAGCTAGAATCTATTACATTTCCAAATGTATCTGTAATACTCGTCACAGATTGAACAGGAGTAACATTTAAATCTAAAGTTTCTTGTCTATAACCAAGAAAAACTTGCTGAAGTCCAGAAGTTTGTAAAATTGGTCTTTTTAAATAATCTTCACAATATTCTTGAGCACTTAAAAGAATAGAATTAAGCAAATCATTTTGATCATTGCTATCTTCAATCCCAAGCAAAACTTTTAAATCATCGATCATCATTCTTCCACCTCAAATTTCAATGTTTCAGTAGAGCCATCTGTATATTCAACGACGATCTGATTATCTTTATTTATTTTCATCTTCTTAATGCCACGACCAGAACGACCTTTTTCACCTTGCTTGGCTACTAATTTCCAGTCTTCTGATTGTCCAGGAGCAGATTTTGTACCTTCCAAATTGCAAGCCCAAGAGCAACCATTAAGAGTCGCGATTTGATTCAACTTGTAATCTTTTTCAGCTGACCAAAGTCCAGTGAACATAGCTTCTGTCGTTGCAGCTGGCTCTGTAGGAGCTGCAGGAGCAGGTGTAGAAGCTGCTGCAATGTCAGCTGTTGCTAACTGATTAGCTAATGAAACTGGAACCATCTGACGTTGTAAGAATGGCTCATCACCACCTGGAACTGGCGGAAGATTTTCCATTTGACGAGCTTCATTAGGTGAATAAACACCACCCTGAACAGCTTTAGAAAGTGCTTGCATTCTAATTTCAAATTCAGCACGGAGCAACGCTGACTCATCAAACTCTAATTTGTCTTTGTCTGGATTTAAACCGAACAATTTACCTAATTGAAGCTCAAGAGCTGTCATAACAGGTGACAAAGCAGATGTTAAATATTGACGATATAAAGATTCAACAGATTTCCAAGCATGCTGGTCATAAGCCAACAAAGTTGTTGGAACACGGAAAGCTCTAGCAACATCTTCAACAGACATCTTTAATTGGTCAACAAGAGCAGCATCAACAGCACTCATTGTTAATGGTTGCCACTTCATGCCTTCTTCAAGAACAGCAGTTTTACCAGCTCCACCTTGAGCGAATAAAGATTGCCATCTTTCTTTTAATTTTGCAGCTGCAACATCGCTTAATTTACCATCTGTCTGCAAAACACCTGCTGGCTTTGCTTGATTATGGAAGAATGCAGCTGACTGATTGATAATGCTTCTTCCTAAACTTGTAGCAGAAGCACTAGCTGCAATAGGAGACATACCTCTTAATGGATTGTATGGTAATGTCTGCATTCTTAAATTAAGAACATCACGCTCTGGAGCGATGATTGTTTCTGCAGGAGTACCATCAAGCTCTGTCAAAGCGATGCTGTAAAAAATATCTCCACTTTCTGTTACTAATGGAGCAACAGCTCTTGCCATCGGTCTAATAAGCTCAACAATCTCGCCACGTCCATTGCGAACAGCTAGTAAATAACCATTTCCATATTGCAAACAGTCACTGACTAGTCTTTTAATTAAATCAAATCTTGTTGAAAAAGAATTTGGTGAATTAAGAACTGTAACAATTCTTGAATTAGTCATTTGACCATTACTTTGATCTGGTCCAATTTTCCAATGCTGAACTGGCATCATAGCAATATGGCCAGAAACTAATTCTATGCAACTGTAAACTGCGGAGAATGCTAATTCATCTCCGCCATAATTACCAACTAGATCTCGCTGGAACCATCCTGGTTCACCTTCATTTTGAAGAGGTGCATAAACAGTCGGGGAGAAAAATCCCTTTACGGTCGTCGCAATGCTTGATAACAAAGGGACTTTCATCCTATTACTCCGAATCTTGTTCTACGTCTTTTTGTTTAGATTTCTTGCTAATTTTTTCAGCTTTTACTTCTGATGTCTTTTCAGCTTGCATCATTCTTGTTTTATAACCATCATCTCCAAGAACTGAAGCACCACCTGAAAATACCAAATCTTTTAAAACTTCTTGAGGCAAAGCATCTTGTTTTACAACAGATCCTGCTCCGAAATTCTTATATGGCACCAATAATTTTACAAACATATGATCCCTTTAAAAAATCCCTTCACCAAGTTTTACCTCAGTGAAGGGAAACACTCACACGCTATTAAGCTGTTACAAAGTCAGACCATGATCCGAATGCTGCTGTGCTATAACGCTTCGCCCAGTCCATGCGACCACGGATGCGGAACACACGCAAATCTTGCTGGAAAGCAGATTGCATTGGAGTTGGAGGAGTTGCTGGAGCATTATCAGTTTGATAAGCTGCAACATCGCTAGAGTCGATAACATAAGACTGATCTTGACCCATCAACACTTGGTTTGCGTCCATCAATGCATAGAAACCTGATGCACCAGATGTTACGTTGTTAGAAGCGATGATTGGGAAACCGAACAAGCTGTTGTTGATTGAAATCTCTGGGAACATTGGCTGCTCAAGAGAGTTACGCAAGAACTGCAAGTAAGTCTTCATTACATTGCTCATAACCCAAACTGGATTAACCATTGGTGAATTAGCAGCTCTCATTGAAGAAACCATAGCTGAAAGAGCAGCCACGATACCAGGAAGAGTAGTTGTGCCAACAGTAATGTTACCACCAGTCAACTCTGACAAGCCATTCAAAATACCTGCTGGAGAATTAGAACCTGCTGCAGCTGTAGTAAAGAATGTTGTGTCAACTGCTTGTGCTGTACCTTTTAACAAGTCGTCTTGGATCAATGCTTCAATTGAAGGATCTGCACGATATAGCAACTCGTTTGTGATACCGATCATAACAGCAATCTTCTTTGGTGACAAAGTGATGTTGTCATAAACTTCAGAGCTAACAGAGATTGAAGAACCTTCACCAACCCAACCAGCTGTAACACCACCAGTTTGACGAGGGATGCTAATTGAACCAGCTTGATCAAAATTGAATTGACGAACACCATTCATCTGACCAAGAATAGTCATAGGACGTAGCAATTCAACGAACAAGTCAGCACGATGCACGTTTGCAGCAACTAAGTCAGAAGCGAAAGTTGAGCTTGTTGTGTTACCGATAGCAACAGCAGACTTAATCAACTGATTGTCGCCCCAACGCTTTTCTGCGTAGTCCATAGCTGAGATACCCATAGCTGGTGCAACTGCTTTAGCGATTGCAGCACGAACCATTGGTGAGATCTTAGCATTGTCTGAAACAGAAACGTGCTTAGCAGTTGCTGTAGAAGCAAATGAATCAGCAGGTTTTGCAGATTTAGCTAATAGCTCTTCAGCTTTAACTTTCTTCTGGATCTCAGCGTCCATCTTTTCGATGTCAGCCAACACAGTGTCAAACTCAGCTGATTGCTCAGCAGTTGGAGTTTCGATTTCAGCAAGTGCTGCAGCTTTAGTTAAAAGCTCGGCACGATTTTCTTGCATACCTTTAATTACAGTAGATAACTTCATTTTGTTTTCCTTTTAAATTGGAATAATTTGAATTTGTTCCGGAGGGGGAACAGTTGCTTTTCGACGGGAGTCTCCCCATCCTTTTCCACTTCTAAGATAGACTCAGGAGTGAAAATCTTTTTGATGTCGCAACCGAATGAACGAGCGACAGCGAGTGCTTGTGGGTTTGCAGGAACTGAAACAAGTGAGCATTCCATCAACTCTTGTTTCTTAAAATCAATTCCTTTTTCACCAAACTCATAATCTGTAGCAGAGAAGCCAACAGACACAGCACTCAAAATTCTTTGTTCAACTAATGAGCGGACAGTATCAACTAATTCACTTGTGCCTTCTTCAGCAAGCTCAAGATCACCCATTAGGTTACCATCTTCAACACGAACATTTTTCCACTTGCCAATAATCAAATCATAATTATGATTAAAAAGAGCAATTGGATTTTTATTAAAGTTTCCTAAGTCCCAACCCATAGGATCGATAGTATCACCCATGCGATCCACAGAAGCATTAGACATGATAAAAGTAGTTGCAGACTTTTCACTTTGATAACCAACTGTCTGAGCTGATTTAGTTTCTTTAGGTTTTAAACCAGCTTCGCTTTCCATTTCACCTTCTGGCTCTTCTTTGCCTTCCCAAGTGCCATAACAGATTGCAACTTTTTGATCCATACTTAGATCTTCACCATCTTGAGCGGAAATACAGGCTGACATGAATGTAGTTTCATTGTCATATTCATTTGGGTTTGGAAGTGGCATAAAAGCTCCAATAGATTGTTTTACTAATTATGCCTGATAAATTAAAAAATTAAAAGACCTCTATCTTCATATGTAGATTCATCCAGACTATTTGCAGCTGCACCGTACACTGCCATGCTCATCGCTACAAGTGGATCGATCCTCGCTGAACTTTTATTCTTGACGAGTTTCCTATTTCCAGCAGGGTCAACAACAGCGATTGCATTTGCTGCTGCCATTGTTAATAATGGATGATTACCATGCCTGATTTTGCTTTGCATTGCTAAACTTTCAAACATCTCTAATCTAGGAGAGAAGTCTTTAAAACCTTGACCGACAGGCAACCATTCACAGTCAGTAGCAAATCCAACGTCTTCGCATTCCTTCTTAAACAGGTCTATTCTCCATCTATCAAAGTGTAAAAACTGTAGATTCATCCCCTTGAGTTCTACCTTTAAATACTCTGCAACCATCTCGTAATCTATCACTGACCCAGGAAGAGCTATGAGCTGACCGTCTTTGACCCACTGTTCATAAGGTGCTCGGTCTCGTTTGCTTCGCTCTTCAAGACCTGCCATGGGTGTAAATGTGTATGGCAATACATGAATGATGCCATCTTCGTCAGCTCCAGCAATAACAGCAGAGGTCAAGTCAGTCTTTGCAGATAAGTCAAGACCAAGGTGAATCGGAACTCTCATTAACACTTCCATGTCTGGCTCACCACCATTGTCCTTCCAAATACTAGGTGCCAAGAACAAACTCTCTAAAGATATCCTCTGATTTAAAATTAAATTGCGGAAAGTATTTTCTGCAGTTGGTAATCTCTTTGCCTGCTTGGCTTGCTCTTCTACGTCTTTGAGTGAGCGGAATACATTCAACGCTGGGTTGGCAGCATTCCAAGCTTCTGGATCATCCACAGCACAATCTTTGTCAGCTGAATAAAGATGGCAAACAATATGAGGATCAGCGGAACGCACAGCATCATCAATCCAAATAGAAAGTAAATCGCCATCACTTGGAGCTTGCGTGCTGATACAGAGTAGGAGTGGACTTTCATGAGCACCTTGAGAAGTTGTCAGAGCATCAACGAAGTCATCATTAGGTCCAACGATCTGACCAGTCTCGTCAAGAATAACTAGAATCGGAGAAAGACCTTGAGCTGTACCACCATCTTTAGCAAGTGCTTTGTATTCTACATTCTTGCGAAGACCGATGATTCTTTTTCCTGATGGGATAATTCTAGCAAGACCAGAAAGCACTGGCGAGAGCTGAATCATCTTTGATGCTAAGTTAAATACAAGTGCAGCTTGATCACGTGACAACGCACCTGATACAATCTGCGAGTTTTGTTTTGCTTCTGGACCAATAATGTGAGCCAATACGAGAGCAGCAATCAAAGCTGTCTTGCCATTCTTTCTTGCCATAGACAATATGCCACGACGAGTGACATTTGGATTGTCATAGACTTCACGAATGAATTCTTTTTGAAATTGAGATAGAACTAAGGTTGTTCCGACCAACGCACCTTCAGGAACAAGACAATAAGTTTCTATGAATTGGATTACTCTGTCGGCTCGACTTCTGCCTTGTTCGTCTCTCCAGATCTCTGTCATATCTGTATCAACTCAATAAATTTATATTTGTGTCCGCCAATTTTGCCTTAGAGACTGTTCGCTTCGCTACAACTTCAGCTCTGCGCACATTTTGTAAATCATCTAGATCTGAACCAACACCACCACCAAGACGCAATGCTCTTGAAAGTTTTAACATTCTGTTTGTGGCTGAGTCAAGTGTCGCTAAATCTGGATTTGATTTTGATTCACCTTTGCTTGTTGTAATCTGATAACCTTCTTTTGCTATGCTTTCATTAAGGTCGTCAATCAGCAACCAACAATTTACTAAACCTTTTGCAGATTCATAATCATTGCGACCACCCTCGTTCCATTCAGTGACTGAACGCAAACTCATAAGCTCTTCCCAAAGCATTCTTGCCTTCTTGCAATTTTTAAATTCAGAAGGAACTTCAGGAAGCAATTCCTCTGCAGTTTTCATCTCGTCTTGAAGACGCTCAGTTGATGAACGAGCAAACCCCGATGAAGCTGGAAGCATTCCCCTAGATGTGGTCATGACCTTTTCTCCTTTTAAATCAATTGAAAGGATTTTACCTCTTTTTTCCGGAGCCCATTAAAAAATGTGGACCGCTGCGGCTGGGCCAAGTTAAAATGATTTTAAGCGTATCCCCCCCGACTTAATAGTTAATATTACCCCGAGATAATAAGCTATATAATTTAATAATATTAAGTTAAATAATATTATTTATTATTATTTAATTATTAACTTACTTAATATTATTTTATTATTATTTATTTATTAAGTTATATATTAT